ATATTGTATTTGCTTGTCCACCTTGAAGTTCTAATTCCTCAAAGTTTTGATTAATCTTAATAAATGCAGTTCGTAGATCATCACCAGTACCGTCATTTACAATCAATCCAACATTAATAGGTTCTAAAGCCATTTAAATTATTCCTCTATAATATTTATAGTTATGGTTAGTGTTTACCAACCATAACTTCAATTAAGCCTACACGATCGGAGTCGTAATTTTGTAAAGCCTTACCGATAATGCTTCCTGGTTTTGGATCGCTAGATGCCATAGCAACACCTGGAACAATTCCAACTACCATTAAGTCACCCTTTTCGACCTTACCAACAACCTTACATGGTACACGACCCTGTAATGCTATTAGGTTCTTTTCACCCGGGCAGCTTCCGTTCATTATATAAGCAGCTTCGGTACTTACAACGCCTGCAACCTTAGTAGTTCCTTGGCCACTTGCAAGTGTTACATCAAACTCGCCGCCAATCATTAGAACAGTACCTGGATCATAAACCTTATCGCCTTGGTAATATTCTGCAATATCAGCTGCGTAAGTTGCTTCTAATGTTGCACCTGCGCCTAGTACCCATGATCCGTAAACATTTGTTACACCTGATCTTGAATTTAGGAACAAGTTATTCTGTGGTGAATAAAATTCAACATACTGACTTGGTGAAGTACCACTATTAATGATAACCTTATTACCGCCAACATTAAGTTGAGTTGCAGCATTAACAGTATTTGCTACTAAGTTACCACTACCGTCTCTTTGTGCTATTGTGCTAACACCTGCGGCAGTATCTAGTGAAACTGTAGTATATGTACTTGCACCAGTTCTAACAATAGCACCGTTGCTACTGAACTGTGTTAGGTAAAGTGCGCCACCTTCTTGAACAACTGTAGCAAATGTAACAGCGGAAGGTGTAGCAGATGAAGCACTACTGTTACCTATAACTGTATCTGCACCAATTTGTGGTAAGTTAGATAATGTAATACCATTTGATTTAAGAGTAACATATCCACTACTTACAGTAAATGCAGTTGTATCAAATGACGAAAGTCCACTTGCTGCTTGTATTTGTGCAGCAGTACCAGTTGGTGCACCACTTCTTGCACTAGCAAGAGTCATATTCAACTTACTTTGATCGATAGCAGCAGAAGAATTAATCATACTGTTAACAATTTTGTTTGGTTGAATTGCAGATGTAAATGTATTAGTTGTTAAACTATAAAGAACATCACCTGCTTGAGCACCCCAAGTAAAGTTTGTACCATTGAATACAAACATTGAATTACTTGTAACACCTGTTATTGGATTTGGAAGATCAACACCTGTTAATTCTCTAAGTTCGTCCTTTGCATTATACAAATTATCTACATAAAGTTTTGTAACAGCGTCAGCATTTGAAGTTGGAGTACCAAGATTAACAATCTTGTAATTTCCCATATCAATCTGGCCACTCATTGTTCCGCCTGCTAATGCAAGTTTAGTATCAGCATAGGATTTTGTAGCAGCATCAGAACCGTTAGTAGGAGTTGCTAAGTTATAAATCTTGAATGATCCAAGATCCATATTAGCCTTCATAGCTAATTGTCCGTCTAAGCTCATAAATCCTGACTTAACAGTTGGGATTAATTTACCACTTGAAGGATCAATCTTAGCACCGTTATGTGTTAGTCCTAAGCGACGATCAATGTAACCACGAACAGCTTGTTCTGTTGGAACAGTATCTGTAGCATTGTCGAACATGCTATCGTCAACGCTAAACTCAGCAACAGCAACACCTCTCTTAAATCCTAAACCATCTAAGTTAGAGATAGCAATGGAGCTCGAGAATGTAACAGTACCAGTACCTTGGTCAACTTGGAAGAAGTCACCAACTCTAAAGTTACCATCTTGATCGGAAGTAACGAAGAACACACGACCTTTACCAATTTCAAGAACTTCAGCAGCCTGATCTGGATCTTTGTCCGGTCTTCCAAATATAACATTAGGGAAGTTAGTTTGTGCATAGCTACCAGTGCCAACTTCAAGCATATCGTGTCCTGTAGAACGAACAGTTGAAATGTTAATAGTGATATCACCTTGACTATCTGCAGGCAAGCAACCCTTCATGTTTGGATTGTTATCCCACCCACCTTCTAGAAGACCAAATGGTTCGATAAGTCCTGGACCAGTCTTACCATCGAGTTCAACAACGGCATATGATGTTCCATTATCTGTTGGTGAAATATACTTTGTAATACGATGGATTCTTCCTCTCCATCCTACAATCATAGTAAATCCAGTTGCAAAACCATTATTAATTCTATTACCGTCGTATTCAGTTAATGCTCTAATCGCAAGTTTATAACTGCCAGTAACACCGTAAGTGTAATACCCATTAGGATCGGTAGAACCATACATTGTTGCAATTTGATTAGACAATGCTTTTACTGATCCACCTGCTATAGTAGAAATAGTAAACTTAGTGCTATCTGTGATAGTCTTAATATAATATACTGTGCCAGAAGTAACACCGCCAACAGTACCATAGAATTTAATAGCTTGATTAAGTGAAAGTATACTAGTACTTAAACATTCAAATTCATTAGTTGAAGAATAAGATCTAACAACAGTTATAGTATATGGTTGAATTTGCTGTTCATTTGCATCATAGAATGATGTCATTGTAACAGCTCGCCATGGTTCTTTTAATGTTGCTTCAACTTCACCGTTGGCGTAACCCCATGTCATTGTACCTTGTGAGAAGTTTAAAGTCGGGACATCTGAAGTAACGGTAAATGTATCAGCAGTTGGAGTTGTTATAACTGTGTAGAATCCTCTACTTGGATTACCATAATCACCGCCTAAGAATACTAAGTATATCTCATCTCCTGGAATCAGTCCGTGTGCAGTAGATGTACATGTAACTAATGTAGTGTCCCAAGTAAATGTACCAAGTACGGCGCCGACATTAGCAATAGCAATAATACGATTGATATATTCCGGAGCTTCATGGAATACTAGAGCAGTAGATGGACGAGTTGCTGTCTCTCTATTAATGTCGTACATGAATAGCGAAGTATTCATTCTCAATGTAACTTTAGCATTGTTAGCAAGAGCTTCTTCAATACCTGTGCTACCTGAACCAAGTCCACCGCTCGCTAAGTTTAATCTATAAAGATTACCTACTTTTGCTTCAGGAATACCCGGGTCGTCGACTCTTTGAACATTGTTAACAAGATAACGCCATAGTTGTCTATTTGGAGAAGTGCCAAACACTACTTCTAATTCACAACCATTTGGCATTTGGAAGTCGGTAGTTAGTGCGTCGACATAAAGTGTAATATCACCGGCCCTATTAAAGTAATCATTAATTGGAGCATTGTCTGGAATAGTTCCTGACTTAGTTACACTTGCGATTGGTCCAGTTCCTGATCCTGTAATAGTAGCAACTGTAAGTGTTAAGTCGTTAACACCTGTAATACCACCAAATGTATTACCTGAGATTAATATCTGATTACCGACAGCATATCCAGTACCAGCATTATTAATAGTTACAGTAAATGCAGATTCATCAACAGTGATATTAAATGTTGCACCAGTACCTGAACCTGAAAGTCTAGTACCAGATACTGCCGTATAATAATCATAAGGTGAATAGATACTAGCACCAACAACCATGTCCTTTAGTAAGTAGACATCGTCTGGAATTTCTAATGGGAATGCACCTTTAGCAACCATACCAAATGCACCGTGTGCAGATGATCCACTAACTGAACGAATCTGCCCACCAGTATCTGCAAAATAAGATATTTGATTATAGTATGTGAATACTGAAACAGCTTCTAGTAAGCCGCCATTAATTGCAACAAGACCATAACCTAAATCGTTAAGTTGTGTATAATCGTTACAAAGCATTGAGTTATTACCTGCTGAGAGGAATTCAATACTTGTGCTAGGCATGAATAATCTAGTTGAATCAAATGAACTAAATTGATCGACATACTCTGGATCGTCTGGGGTTCTTGGGTTAATATGTATTCTAGCAGTTCCAAGTACTTCATTATAATCGGTGATAAGATCAACTTCGAATCTTACACCGTTAATATAGAAAGAACAAGGTAAGTTAGGTAATCTAACATTAAGACCGTCTACCAATATTTCAGTGTCACTTACTCTTGAAGTAATTTGTGCAGATATATTACCAGCAAACGCATCAACTAACATACCGCCTGCAAATATTCTTGCATCAATGCTTCTTGAAAATGATGAAGCAGTTTGAACATATGGCGATTTAGTTAGTATTTGACCAACTGGATCAAGAACGCACATGAATCCGCCGTGTTCTTGACACGACAACTGACGAATAATTGTTCCTTCGTTCATTAAGAAC